TATTAACTGTGCTGTTGTATATGTTGCTCCACCTGTGTTTGCTACTGTTTCTGGTAGATAACTTGCTGTATTTGGATTTGATACTCCGCTGATTACGTATGCGTTTTCTTCTTGTTTATTTGCATAATAGTTCTTAAATATATCCCAATATGCTAATAATGGTACAGCGTTCACCCTTCTTTTCATTATTGTTACATCTCCTGTTAATGTTTTAGGAGAACCAATTCCTCGCAAGCCTAAATATGAAATTAGTGAGCTTGGGTTGAATCCTATTGCTGAGTTGTTGCTATCTACTGTTTTTACTACATCCTTTAGGCTTAGTTCTGGTAATCGAATACTTTTCATATTCATCCCAATGTTTAACTCATTGTTGTGTAGTCTTGCGTTGTATAATCTTATTGGCGTTACGAACACATCCATTTGTAATTTGAAACTCCCAAACAATGGTCCGATAGTTGGCATTGTTCTTACCATTGTTTCTAAATCAATATCAAATGAATCTCCGTTTAATCCAATTTCTGTCATAAATGGAACTAATGTTCCTGGACTTAGTGTTGATCTCCATACTCTACTAAGATCGTGGTTGCTTCTTCCGAATCCGTGTAAATCCACGTTCATGTTGTTGCCTGATCCTAGTCTTTGTCCTCCGATTGTTTTTTTCATTTTCCTTCTTTGTTATATGTTTCAATCAATACACATATTGAATTCAAGATTAATTTCCAATCTTTTTTCTCAATGTCTTCTAGTTGTTTTTCTTTTGCTAACTTTCCTTGATAACCTTCGTTTTGTCCGCATTTTTCCCTTGCTATTACGTGATTTCCGATTAATGTTAGTACCTCTACGTTTTCTTGTTCGTCTACTTTAGTAACTACATTAAAGGGGGTATTTTCCAATCTTTTATCTTCTGAATATTCTATTTTTGTTTCTTTTGTTGCCATTTTATTTTTTGTTAAATAATTTTCCTATTATTGCTCCCATGAGCATAAATACTAAACACACTATTACTTCGTTTTGTTGCATCTTGTAATCATTTTTAAAATGTTTGCCACAAAGCTAATGATTTTCTGCCATTTCTTCATCTTCTTTTGATTTTATATACTTTAATACTCTTTGGATTGCTTGTTCCACGTAGAACAATTCCGTTCTTATTTCTCTCGAATACTCTTTGTCTTCCATTGTCAGCTTTATTCTTGCATTGCAAGTTGTTGATAGTAAGCGTTTTAACTGTTTTTCTGTCATTTCTTTTTTTTATTGTTTATGCAAATATACTATTTATATCTAAATTTCCAAATTCTTTTAATTATGAAAAACCACGCGGGGATTAAACCCGAAGGGGGTTTACCTAGCGGAGCGATCTTATCTTTTGCGTTAAGTGCATTTTCGATTACCTTGTCGCCCCTTGTTTTGCTGCCCTTTTTTGTTCCCCTGCGGATTCTTATTAACATCGTCTTATTATATTCTTTTTTATTTAAATAGATATAAGATATTATTATGGTATACTGTTAATACTGTTGATAATGTTTGTAATTCGTTGATTTATATTGTTTTATCTCTTTTTTGCCTGTTAATAACGTTGTTAATAACTTGTTTGTAACTTTTTGCATAATGGATATTTATACATATCTGTTAATAACTCTATTAGTTATCAGCATGTTTTCAACATAGTTATCAACCGTTTTTATATAGTTTTTCCACACGTTCTTTTTCTGCATTTTCTTTTGTTTTTCTCCTCAGCATTGCGTATGTAATGTTGTATTCTTTTTTTTTCCATTCTTTACTATCGTTGCCAAATCCTAGTTGTTCGTTTATTCGTCTTGCCCATATCATTTCTTCTCCAAGTTTTTTTAATCCTTCTTCTGTTTTTACGTCAAATTCTTGTCCGTTTAGATATGCTATACCTTTATCTAGTTTTTGTAACCATAGTGCTTCTCTCATTTCTTCATTGTATATTTTATTTCTGTAGTATATTGGCAGTGCTACTTCGTGTCCGTTCGGTAGCCTGTAGCTTTCTTTAGTTTGTCCTATTTCGTCGTTGAAGTAGTTTCTTTTAACTGTTGTTGTTTGTATATATCCTTTTCCTATGCCTGGACTTGTTAATATTATTGGTGTGTAGCCTTTGTGTTGGTTGTCTATTTTTGTGGCATATTTTATGATGTAATTTATTGTTTTACTATTACAATATTTTCCTATGTGTACGAATCCATATTTCCATAGTTCTGTTAATTCTTCTACTTCTATATCTTTGAATAGTATTCCATGAAGATGTATTCTTTCTGTGTTTTCGTGTCCTAATTCTGTTATTAGCCAATGTTTTATTGATTTCTTGTATTTTTTCCTATGTCTTTCTAGGAATCTTTTTACTGCGATTTTTGCTATAGCGTTGCTTTCTGTTGTGTTTTTTTCTTTACATAGTTTTATTAGTTCTTCGTTGCTAAATGTTAGCGTTACGAATTTTGCATGCTTTTCTGTTTTCATTTCTTCGGTAAGTCTTATTCTCCATTCTCTTGACTTTGCTTTGCAGCATTCTTTGCATTTTCCGCATGCTATTGGCACTTTTTTTAATCTTTCATCGTTGCATTTTGGAATTATCCCTTTGTTTTTTTTGTTTGCTTTATATTTTGCGTTTTCTATAAATTTTGGGTATAAACACATATCTTCTAAATTTATAAGGGGCATTTCTGCCCCTTTGTTTATTTTCTGAATCCTTTCATTTTACAGGTCCGCTTTGCATCATTTGTTTTGCTCCGCCTACTGCTTTTACTCCTCCAAATATTGCTTCCATTGCGTTGCGCGTCCATCCCTGCGCTTCTACTACCCCATTGTTTCTTATTACTTCCTCTAGTTGTCTTTCTCCGAAGCCTTGCGCCCATTCTGTATTAAGAATTTCGCTTGCTATCTTTTTGGCTTGATCTTCTGTTAATCCTGCCTGCTTATTTGTTAGCAGTGCTTTTTCAATCAGAAGATTTCCTTCTTTTTCTGCGTTTGTTATTGCTAGCTTATTGATTTGATCTCTTGTTTGATTATCAATTCCTTTCTCTGTTGCTTGTTCTTGTGTCAGCACTGTTTGTTGTGTCATCAACCTCAATGCTTCGCTTGCTTTTTGTATTTCTATGTCTGTTGTCGCTCCTGCTACTTCTGCTCTTGCTTTTTCTGTTGCTGTTTGCATTTCTGTTAATTGCATTTGCGCTTTTTTATTTCCTGCTGCTGCTAGTGTGTCGGCTATTTGCGCATATGTTAATTCAGTGTCAGCTCCTTTTTTCTTTTCTGTGTCTGCGTTTAGGTTTTCCGCTTGTGCTTCTTTTAATTTTACATCCGCCATCGTTTGGGCTGCTGCTATTCCGCTTTGCAGTGCCATTCCTGCTACTGGTTGTGTCATTTCAACCCCTGCTCCCTGTGCTCCTGTTGCTGCTTGTGCTCCCCCTCCTGCGCCTGCTGCGCCTCCACTGTACACTAATGCAGGGTTTAACCCTGCTTCTTGTAGTTGTTGTTTTTTTGCTGCTGGGCTGTTCCATTCCCTTAATAGACCCATTGTTTTAATACTTCTTTCTTGTGCATTGTCGGCAGCTTTTTCGTTATATTCAAATTGTCTTTTTTGTGCCTTCTTTTGCATTAATCCCTGTGCTAGTCCGCTTACTGCGCCTATTCCTGCACCTGCTATTTCTCCCCACATAATTGTATACTTCTAAAGGGGGAAATGTTTTTCCCCCTTGATTATTTTTCGTGCTTTTTTTAAAAAGCTATTCTTGTCTCCTTGTTAATATAGAACAGACACGTACTACTCAGTCGTTGTCTGTTGGCTCGGGTCTCCCGATTTCTCATTTTGCCTTTGCTCTCGTTTTGCGATAATTGATTTTGATACTTTGTCGGATGCTTCTAGTGCTACATCAAATCTATCTGTTCTGATGTCATATTCTGGTGCTAGTCCGTCGCTTCGTTCTTGATATGCCATTGTTACACTATCTTCTATTCCCTCTCCTGTTTCCATCATTTGGGCGATTGTTTCCTCTAGTGTTAATGCTTCTACTGTGTCATTAACCATTATTCTACATTCTGGTTTTATTGTTCTGTAATACATTATAAGTTTGGTATTTGTTTTGCACTCATTTTTCTTCTTGCGTGTACGTTTATTCCTAATTGCACCCAAAAGTTTTGTGCATTTAGGCTTGTATCTGCGAACGCGTAGTTGAATCTTCCCGGATCTATATACGTTGTTAGATCGTTGATTCTGTTTTCGTTTGATAGGTTGTAAGCTCTTGACAATGTCATCCACATTAATTTGTCTGGTTCTGCAAATTGTCCGTGCGCTTCATTGTATGCCGTCATGTAGTTAATCCACGCTGGTTGCTTTCCTGCTGAATATCTTGTTATTGTATCTTCGTACTCTGTACCAACTTTTGCCTCTGCATAGTGCATTTGTTCTGTGATCAATTCCTGATAGCCAATGCCGTCTAAATTCGGTTTGTGTAAATCATCCATTGTTTTAAGGTTCATATACCATTTATTCCCTTGACTGTAGTCAATTCTTGGTGTAATTGATACTATTCCTTGAATGATTGACGGTTCTTTTATTTTAATTGCTATTTTTCCCCCTTTCGTTCTTCCGTTTTGTGTTCCTCGTCCAGCTAGTCCGCCTAGTGGGGTTTGCTCATTTCCTGTTTGTGTTGCTGCTGTTGCTACTACTTCATCGAATACAATTTCTGTACTCATTCCGCCCATGTACATTGGTGTTTCTGCTCTTCTGATTACTTCATCACCCCATACTGCTTCCTGCCAATCTTCATATGTTCCCCCTGATACCGCGATTCGGTTCATCATGTTGTATATCTTCTGTGCCATATTTAGTGCATCTAGTTTGAATGCATTATCTGTCACCGATACTTTTGTTATTTCTCCGATTCCCGAAGGTCCGTCAATCCAATCTGTTTTTAACCAGTTGTTGAATAAGTCCGATTGGTATGTTTTAACGGCTAATCCGTTTTGTGCCCATCTGTTATTTGATACGTTTGCATATGGTGATTCTGTTGCGCATTCTGTTGTTTGCCAATATGGATATCCCATTCCTGCATCGATTGTTGTTATACCCGTCAGTATTTTTGTCCTGCAATCATCAATATTTTTTAGTGGAAATGGTCTCAGTGTAGACATTTCTAATGCTGACGTTGATGTCATTCTGCTGAATGTATATACTTTTTCTGATGGTATATTACAGTTTACCGTTGCTCCGTATAATTTTACGTTTTCTACAATTTCTTTTACCATTTTCCATCCTTCGGTTGTTTCAATCCTCAACATTGCGAATTTTTGCATTGTTGTTGCACCTGTGCTCGCGAAGTTAAATGCTAATTGGGTAGCGTTTGGTCCTCCCCATTTTTTTGTTACGCTTTTATTTATTAACTGTGCTGTTGTATATGTTGCTCCACCTGTGTTTGCTACTGTTTCTGGTAGATAACTTGCTGTATTTGGATTTGATACTCCGCTGATTACGTA